TGTACATCACATTGCAGAGCGTCCGCAGATACAAGAAGAGATGACTACACAGATTGCAAAGGCATTATCAGAGTATGCAAAGACTCCTAATGTTGCTGTGGTAGTCAAAGCAGAACATCACTGCATGACACACAGAGGTGTTCGTGAACATGAAAGTGATATGACTACTGCTATTATGCTAGGTGCTTTCCAATCAGATCCTTATCTAAAGCAAGAATTTTATGACATATGCCTTAGTATGAAAGGCCACAAGTAATATGTCTTTTTCGCGTTTAGTAACATTCGGATGCAGTTTAACTTTTGGCATGAATTTAGATGATAATTATCCTAACAATGAATTTCCTAGTAAATTTTCATGGCCGGTTAATTTAGCTAAATTATTAGATGTTCCGATAGAAAACAAAGGTATATTAGGTGCTAGTAATAAACAAATTTTATATACTTTATTAAATTACAATTTTAGTGCTGACGATATTGTGTTTGTCCTTTGGTCACATCATGATCGACATTGCATTATTACAGATCTTAATGAAATTGAATCGTTAGGTGTATGGATGAAAAAAAATAAAAGTTCTAGACTTTTTTTTAAACAATTATGGAATTTTTATGATAGAAAAATAGAAAGCTATTTTTATTATAATTTAGCACACTTTTACTTACAACAAAATAATATAAAACATGTTTTTTTAACATCCGACAAGAAAAACATAGATTTAAATTTAAAATGGAATTCAATTAACTTCCTAAACGTATTTCTAAATGATATTCGATATCTATATCCACTTGCTAAAGATAAGCATCATCCAGGTATAGAAGCTCATGAAAATTTTGCACAAATAATATATAACAAGTATACAATAAATGAATATTATACCGGAGATGAAGTATGAAAACCTTAAGATATTCTGAAGCATTTTACTCAGTGCAAGGCGAAGGCAATTTTATCGGTACTCCTAGTGTATTTTTACGGAGCTTTGGCTGCAATTTCCGTTGTCAAGGATTTGGACTCCCCAGAGGTACAAAGAGGCAAAAATACAGTGACGAAGTAAGAGCATTCTTAGACGACGGTGTACTAGAACATGTCCATCGCTTTGAGGATTTGCCTATGGTTAGGACGGGATGTGATACATACGCAAGTATCTATCCAGAATTTAAAAAGTATATGATGGATAGGACTGTAGATGAAGTTGTAGAACATTTGCTCAGTTTGACACCAGAAGGCAAATGGCAAATGGATAATGGACAGGATATACATTTTATACTTACAGGCGGCGAGCCGTTACTATGGCAGAGATTTTGGATTGAACTATTTAAGCATCCTGGCATGGCTGATCTTAAAAATCTTACAGTTGAGACAAACACAACACAACCTTTAAACGATAAATTTTTTACGTTTTTATCTGAACAAGAACAATTCCAAGTTACATGGGCTTGCAGTCCTAAATTAACTGTTAGTGCAGAACCTTGGGAAACTGCAATCAAACCACATATTGCTAGACAATATTTAGATGTAAGCGGAAGTAAGATGTATTTAAAATTTGTAGTAGCAGATGATATTGACATCAAAGATGTCAAACGTGCTGTAGATCAATACATAGACGGAAACGTACATGTTCCTGTGTATGTTATGCCTGTTGGAGGGTGTAAAGAAGAGTACGGAGCTAATAAGGTAAATGTAGCTGAACTGGCACTTGAAAAAGGCTGGAGATACAGTCCTAGGCTGCAGGTAGATTTATTTGGTAACAGTTGGGGTACATAATGACTGACATGCCTTTTTGCTACACTGCTAAAACAAAATATGACATAGGCTTAAAAATATTAACCGCTCTAACTATTGACCATAAATTACAGATATATAAAGATTTTAAATATACTAAAAAAGAAACAAATGTCATGTTAGAGGAAAATATGTCGTTTTATACATTTACATTCTTTTTTAAAGACCCTAAATGGGTAACTTTCTTTACATTAAAGTACGGATAATTATGCATAATTTTTTTAAAAAATTTAAAAATACAGAACCTAAAGAAAATTTAACAGATGAAGAAAAAAGAAGAGCTATTTTAGCTCAAGAAAAAGAGATTGCTACAAAAAAAGGAAAAGCATGGGTTGCCGTGCTTGACACACAGGTTAATCCGGACAATATTCGCAACGGATTCTTTGAATTAGACTGGAATAATCAATTTATTGAAGAGCTACTTGATGCAGGTTACACCGGCGAAACAAATGAAGAAATTGTTGATCAATGGTTTAGAACTATCGCTACTCAAATATTAAACGAACAAGGGGTTGACAACAACCGCGGAATCGGGTATATTAAAGTATAAACATTCTAATCTAAATAGATATGGCAACTTACATTCTAGTAGATAGTGCAAACACATTTTTCCGTGCTCGCCATGTTGTACGTGGCGATATTGAAACAAAAACAGGCATGGCGCTACATGTCACATTAAGTTCTGTTAAAAAGGCTTGGCAGGATTTTAACGGTGATCATGTAGTATTTTGTTTAGAAGGTCGTAGCTGGCGTAAAGATTTTTATGCTCCTTACAAGCGTAATCGGCAAGAATCTCGTGATGCACTTACCGAACGAGAGGCAAAAGAAGACAAAGCATTTTGGGAATGTTTTGATCAGTTCAAAGATTTCGTCATAGAAAAAACTAATTGTACAGTATTACAGGATCCGCAATTAGAAGCAGATGATCTTATTGCAGGTTGGATACAACATCATCCTAATGACCAACATGTTATTATTTCAACTGACGGAGACTTTGCTCAACTAATTGCACCAAATGTAAAACAATATAACGGTGTTACAAACCAAACTACAACAATAGACGGATACTTAACAGAAAAGGGTAATCCTGTAAAAGATCGCAAAACAGGTAAACCTAAACCTGCACCTGATCCTGAGTGGCTACTATTTGAAAAATGTATGCGAGGCGACGCCAGTGACAATGTGTTTAGTGCATATCCAGGTGTCCGTAAGAAAGGTACAAAAAATAAAGTAGGGTTGCTTGAAGCATTTGACGATAAGAAATCAAAAGGCTTTAATTGGAATAATCTTATGTTACAACGCTGGGTTGATCACGAAGGTAGTGAGCATCGTGTACTAGATGACTACAACCGGAATGTTATGTTATGTGATCTTACAGCCCAACCCAAAGAAATTAAAAAAATAATAAGTAACAAAATACTAGGTACACCTAGTAAATCTGTAGGTCAAGTAGGCATAAAATTTATGAAATTTTGTGCAAAGAACGAATTAAACAGGCTATCTGAACAAGCAGAAGCATATGCTAAAATACTTAATTCAAGTTATCAAGGAGACACACAATGACAGTACATGCTAAAGAAATTGTAGATGGAAGATTTTGGATATTAGAAGATCACGGAATGAAAATAGCTACAATAGCTTTATCAGACAACAAATTTATATTAGCTGATAAGAAGGGCTCTAATTTTTACAAAGATAAAAAAGCACTTGAACAACATCTAGGAAACACAATAGAATGGGACAAATTAGATATTACAGAATCAGTTACTAAAGAAATACACGGATTTCCTTGTAGTACAACACCTTTCAATCAATTGTATGATGTTAAAAAGAAACTACCACTTTTTACAAAAAGTAAAAAATCTAAAAGTTTATATTGTGCAGGATATTATGTCATTCAATTTGATAAAGGTTGGGTCAAAAGTTTTTGTCCTAAATTAATCACACTTGAAAGGTACAATTTTAAAGGCCCATTTACTACAAAATTAGAAATGAAACAAGAACTAGCTAAATTAAACTAAATATTATCATGAAGAAACCTGAAGTACCTATAAACACTGTTCCTTTACAACATTTTATTTCACAAATTAAAACTGCAGAATCTAGCAATCAAAGAGAAATAAAACTAGATATGCAAACAGCAAGAAGATTAGCATATACATTAACAGAAATTTTAGCACGGTTAAATGGAAACTTGGAAGAAATCATTAGTTCGAATAAATCTAATGCAACTGCAAATGCAGATATTATAAGCGTAGAAATAGACGGCGGTAAAAATTGGTGAAGAATGAATTGGAAAGATACATATACAAAAATTTTTTTGAAGCAAGCAGAAGTTGCTATTTCTTCTACTAATATAAAACTTTATTCTAGAAAATGGTGGCAAAACATTCGTAATAAAGATATAGGAGGGTTACGTTTGACAGATGAAGGATTTGATTTTTGCAAAAATACTTTGGATTTAAAAATGTACGAAATACCTTTTCCAAAAAACAATCCAATTACTACTGAGACTATTATATTTTTAGATCAATTTATTACCTGCCCGTATTATCTATCCCAAAAAAGTATTTTCGTAACAGACGAAAAGAAATCTATGGAGCTACATCTTTTTAGCGGTGATTTGCAAAAATATGGATTAACAAAGGCAATAAGCAGATATGACTGATAAAGAATTACAGGACATACTAGCCGAACTGTCCGATAGTCCATCTACTTTCAAAACTGCTATAGAAACGTACAAAAATATGTCCGAATCTGACCTTAAACGAGAATTAGGCAAACAAATTAAACAAGCCAAAGAAAATTTTGAAAAACTAGACATAATGCTAGAAGACTTACAATGGGACATAGAAACTGAGCTTGTTAATCAAATTTTGGAAAAAAATTCTCAGAAAAAGTCTTGACCTTTTCTACACACCTGCTATACTATTATTATGTTGCGTAACAGAGCGCAACGCATTTCAACCCTACTAGGAGATACTAAATGGATACTGCACGAACACTTTCCCCAAACAAAGCAAAGTCACGTATTTCACATGCTATCACAAAAAAGCGTCCAGTATTCATTTGGGGGCCTCCAGGCATTGGCAAGAGTGACATTGTGCATCAGATTGGCGATGCACTTGATGCTCACGTCATTGATGTACGATTGAGCTTGTGGGAGCCTACTGACATCAAAGGCATTCCTTATTACTCTGCAGAAGACAACAAAATGAGTTGGGCTCCTCCAGTTGAGTTGCCTGATGCTGCTATGGCTTCGCAACATAAAGCTATCATCTTGTTCTTAGATGAGATGAATTCTGCTGCACCTGCTGTACAGGCTGCTGCATATCAACTAATCCTTAATCGTCGTGTAGGCGCTTACGAACTGCCAGACAACGTTTATATTGTTGCTGCAGGTAACAGAGAAACTGACAAGGGTGTTACTTATCGCATGCCTGCTCCGCTTGCTAATCGCTTTGTTCACTTAGAACTTGCTGTTAGTTTCGACGACTGGTTTAATTGGGCTGTTGACAACAAAATCCACAAAGACGTTGTAGGCTTCCTTCAGTTTGCCAAGCGTGATTTGTATGA